CCAACTGCTCCGCGTATGCCGGGGAGGCCTTTAGCTGGTTCTGGTATTCTTCGACGAGCACCAGGTCCTTTTCATATGCCTTATCCTGCGCGTCGGCCTGCAGCCATTCGTCATTGCCGTGGGCGGAATGCACCGGGCCAGGATTCTGGATGGTGGTGTTTTGTTTCGCGGGCAATACCGTTCCTACCGGTGGCGTTTTATAAGCCATTTTCGTTTGCTCCTTGTGTTTTTATCGCTGTGAGCGGGCGAAGCGGCGGCACTGCCGCCACTCCGCCCGCACCTCCGCACCTAGACCCCTGCGGCCTGCGTAATTACGAAGGTTTTCCCGTTAACGTAGATGTTTGCGGTACGTTCCGCGCCGAGATTGGCTGCCGCTGTATAAGTCACGTCACCGTCGGCGCTCTGCGGTGTGGCCGGCGTGACCGTGAGCCAGCCCGCGGCAACGTCCTTCGTCGCGGTCCACGTGTCCGAGATGCCCGGCCCGGTGATGGTGACGTGGAACGTGCCGGTTTCCCCGGTCGCGAGTAGAGCTGCGCTCGTCGGGTCGATCGTGACCGGCGGCACGTCCGGCACGGGCGCATCCGGCACGAGCAGACTGACAGGCCGCCAGGCGCTGCCCATGTTGGTTTCCTGCTCCGCGGTGTGAACCAGCACGGGCGGCAGGTTGATGTTGTAGAGGAGCCGCGGGTAGGAGCCGGGCTCCGCTTCGGTTGGGTTCGTCGCGAGCCAGGCCAAGATGACCTGGTCGGTGTCGGACAGTGGTGTCGGTGTCATAGATTTCATCCTTTTCTCTTGCTGCGTGCCGGCGGTTTAATCGGAGCCCGCGCCGGCCGGGTTGGCGCCGCCGGCGCGGGCTCCTCGCGGGCGCGTACGGCATGCCGTAGCGCCTCTGCCCGGTGGACGGGGCCACCGGGTTCCGGTTCCTCTGCGGCGTAGCCCACCGCTTGCGGTTCCGGTTCGGGTTCGGGTTCGGGTTCGGGCGCAGGCTCTGGCGCGGCGATGGCAGACGCCGGCCAGATAATCCGCGACCACTCCGGACCTAGCGCGTCTTCTTCCGCCCGCGATAGAACGGTCACCGGCTCTTTGGCGCGGTGAAACATCATTCGCGGGTAGTCTCGTGACAGCATAGGGTGCTCCTGCAAATTGGCGTGCTACTGAACGACGCGGACTGCCCATTCCGGGCGTTGCGCGGCGTGGCCGTAAAGTACATCGCACCTCGTGACAAATTTATCGGTCAACACGACGTAGTCGCTCACGATGCGAACCGCGCACCCGGTGTCGGGATCCTGCTGCTTGGCGGCAAAATGAACGCCGTTCGGAACTTCCAGCGGAGCCATGCCGATTACGAACGCCGCTTCATGGAAGGCGAGGCCTTCCGAAACACCCGAGGATGCCGCGCCGCTCGTGATGGTGAGAGGCGCGCCCGCGGCCGGCGAATTGGTGACCGTTTGGAGAGCGCCCGTAATGGTGATCGGAGGATAGATCGGGATGCTTGCCGACCCATCAGCCGCCGAGGACACGTCCGCGGTAACGACGAACTTCTGGAGATCTGTTGCCGGATCGCTCGAAACGCGGTTCACCGGGAACACGGTCGGCAGCGTGAAACTGTCGCCTTTCTTCAAGCGCAGCGCCGCGGCCGCGGTGAAGCCGGTCACCAGGAGGGTCGAGCCGGTCTGGCCGGCTGCGCCAACTTGCGGCGCGCCGCCGAGCGGCCCCACCGTGTGGGTGCGGCAGTTCTGGTCCATCACCCACTCGAAACCGCCCATAATCCCCATGCGGCCGCGCTCGTACTGCTGCTTGACCTGATTGGAGCTTTGGAACAGTCCCTGCGCCGCCTTGAGGGCGGCCGTCTGGACCTTGGGCGGGATGCACATGGTCCGCTTGCCGTCCATCGGCGCGGAGAAGGTGTCGAGGGCTTCGCCGGCCAGCCAGAACGGGTCGAGAGCCGCAATCGGCGTGCCCGGTGTGCCGACCTGGTTGCCGGTGGACTGGTACGCCATCGTGAGGCCGTCCACGTCGATCTGGTTTGCCAGAGCAACGCCCGCGGACTTGAGGTATCGATCGCTGAATGCGTCGATCGACAGCGTGAGTTCGGCCGAGGAGAACTGGAATGCCACAACGGCCTGCTGGTTGAGGGTGAGGGTTTTCTGGGTTTCGATCACGTCCTGGATGGAAGACGTGATGTCAGGATTCTTAGAGACGGTGAATTCTACGGCATCACGAAGACGCAATGTGTCGCCAATCTTGGCGCCGGTGACCGCGAACTTATCGTCCCAGGTATGTGAAATTGCACCACTAAACCCCAAATTATTTTTGAACCGCAACAGAAGCTCATTCGTAATCATCTGTGGCGTCAAGAGGGTGTTCGGCATCGATCCTTACCTTTTCGATTGCGCCTCCCTCGCCTTGGCCCACCGTTTGAAATCTTTCTGGACTTCCGGATCATTCGGATCGTCAGATGCGGTTTTGCCCGCTCTTCCACTCGGCGGCGGCGGCTTGGGTGCGCCCGTTATCTTGGGTTTCCCGTTTTCAGTGGCAGGGGTGTCGAACTTCGCAGACAGTTTGCCGATCGCAAGAACGGCGCTCGCCGGCGGCAGGCCGGCGATACGCTCCAGCTCTTTCGGATTCTTCGCCAGGTAGTACAGGAGTTCGGCGCCGTTATCGTCCTCGAGCATGGCCTGCCGGGCGGCCAGGACTCCCGGCCCCGCCGGGATCTGTACCGTGTCGATCAGGTCGTCGTAGTCGTCGTGCGCTTTACGGGCGGCTTTTTCTTTCTTCGTCCACCCGTCCTGCTCTTTGCGGACGGCATCTTCGGCGGCGGTTCGCGCTTCCGCTTCTTTGCGGGTGCGCTCCCGTTCGTCAAGTTTCCAGTCCGTAAGAGCTTCCTGGTACGCCTCGAGGGTTTGGAAATCCTCGAGCTTTGGCTTACCGGCTGCGGCTGCTTTTGCGGGTTCCGAGGGCTTCTCCTGCGGCTTCACCGATTGCTCGGCAATTTGCCGCCTCAACTCCTCGTTTTCGCGGGCTAGCCTCTTGATGGCACGCGTACGGGAATTCGGCTTACTTTTACCGCGTGCCGATTCCTCGTCTGCGTCGTCGTCTTCATCCCCTGTTTCCTGAGAATCTTCCGTTTCCGAGTCCGGTTCAATTTTGGCTGGCGGCTTTTCACCCGCAGCCTCGGATGGTGTGTCTTCCTTCGACTCGGGCAATTCACCGGTTTCGCGCCACTTTGCAAACTCCCGAAAATCTGTCGGGGCTTCGCTAACAGCGGCGTTTTCCGTCCCTTGCTCGAGGGTTGGGGTTACTTCGTCTGGCATAAAGTAGAATTGCGATATGGATCAATCCGGTCGTGCGACCGAGATGCGCCTCGTCCGCGAACATCGCGGTGGATTAGACGAGAGCATGAAAACCGTGCGGCCGGTTCGCGACCGCGAGCACCTGGTTGAGATCATCCGTGAGAGCCTCGGTCTCTACTCCAAGGTCATTGAGCCGGAACAGATCAGCGTGGAGCCATACGTCTTTGACAGCCGTATCGGTTGGGATACGTACATCATTGAGATCAAAGGCTACGGTGTCTGGGGCATGGCGAATGGACCCATCTGAAGCACTTTTCACATTCCTACCTGCGGCCCGGCGGGCGAAGTGGCGGGCGGGCCGCCCATAGGCATTCCGGCCCCCTGCATTGCCTCTCCGGGCTCGGGCTGCTCCGCGGACTCCGCCGCGGCGCCTGACGCCATAGCCGCAACCTGTGCCTGCAGCATCACTACCTGCTGGCGTAAGAGCGCGATGTTCTCGGTAGAGGTCAGCGAGCTTTCGAGTTTGACCAGGTCAACCTGCGCCTTGAGCGCGGCCTGGCGGTCGGATGATTCGATCTTCATCATCTCGATCCGTTCCTGCGATTCCGCCTCAACGCGCTTGCCGCGCACGTCGTCGCTCAACTTGTTGAGTGCCGCGGTCAACTGGTCGATTTGCTGCGCCTGCTGCTGGTTCTGCTGCGCCAGCAGTTCCTGCGGCTTCTTGCCTGCTTCCTCGGTCAGGTTCGGCGGCATCGCCCTGCGCAGGCGCTCTGCGATCTTTTCGGCGCCGGCAAAGTTCAGGTTGTCGAAGACGATATCGCCGGCCACCGTCATCAATTGCGGGAAGTTGCGCGAGAGTTCCGTAACCTGACTGGCCGTTTCTTGCTGTTGGGTTTTGAAACTGGGGCCGATCTTCAGGCGCACATCGTACTTGCCGTTGGCGAGGTCGTAGCACTTCACCTCGCCGTAATCGCCCGCAAACTGCTGGTTCACCGCGACGATCTCCTCGGCCATGTCCTCGCCGAGGATCCGCACCTGGCGCGGGGTGTCGTAGATCTTGGGGATCAGATCGCAGAGGATGACTCCGCATTGCAGGATGGCGCGGTTCAGGTTGTCCACAAAGTGGAAGTTGGACAACTCCATCTGCCCCTGGCGCCGCTGCAGCGCGATGCCTGACGTCTCGTTGGACTGCGAGCCCAGCGAGGCGTCGTAGACGTTGGTAGTCGCCTTGATGTCGTCGCTGGCCTGCGCGGCGCCTACGCTCAAGGCCTGGATGGGCGGCTCGAATACATTGCGCTGCGGCGGCGGGACCGGGTTGCCCGCGATATCGATCGCCTCGTATTCGAGATACGCCCACGGCACGGTGTTTGCCGTGGCCCAGCGCGGATCCTTGAAGGCGCCCTTTACGCCCACCCACGGGGCTTTGGTGCCGAGCATCACCGTCTCCGCTTCGCTCGAGCGGTAGAAGTTGTACAGCTTCTGCGGGTCGCGTGCAAAGCGGATCAGGCTGAACAAGTACCGCTTGTTCTCGATGTACATCTCCTCGCCCAACACTGCGAGGATCGGAATCCACTGGCCTTTCCAGTCCGTCTCGTCCAGGACTTCCACGCCGTTCAGGCGGCACATTTTCACATGCCGGATTTCGTCTTCCCGTTCGATGCGGTCGCCGTTCTCGTCGGTGGCGAACTGGAGTCCGGGCGGCAGCTCGCCCGGCATGTCCTCGAGATACTCGCTGGTGACCTTGCCATCAGGCCACTGCACCGCCACGAGTGTTTTCGTCTCGATTTCGACATACCAGTACCGCGCAACCAGGACGCCGTCGCTGTTAATCCAGTCAGGCGCCGGGTTGGTGCCGCCGTCGAAGAAATTCATCTTCGCGACTTCGGTTTCGCCGAATTCGGCGTTGTACTCGTCCCGCGACATCCACTCGAGTTCAAAGGCCCACTTGGCGTCGGACTTGTCCGCTTCGCGCGCGTATGGGTCCATCAGCACGCTGAACGGGTTCAGGATGCGCTCGATCCTGATTTCCTGGTCAAACGTCTTGTTTCCGCAATAGCGCGTGGTGACCTTGAAATACCCGAATCCGCCTTTCGTGCTTTGATCCAGCGATGTCTCGTAAACCTGATCGGCTTTCGAGGCGTACTGAATGTGCCGGATCATGCCCTCGTACACCTTGGCCGTCGCCGGGTCGCCCTTGCTGTCGACGGGCAGCGCCTCGAGGTCCGGCTTGTTCATCCTGGCCTGGTTCGCTACCTGGTTGATCGGGCCGGTGAGCTTGTTGAACGTCAGGCAGGGCCGCTTCCCCGGCCCCGTAGCGTTGCGCCGGTTAACGTCGTCATCGGTCCACTGCTTGCCGGCGGCGAACTCGAGATCGATCTTTGCCTCGCGGCGGATCTCGCGTTCCGCTTCCTCGGCGAGCTTATAGCGCTCGCGTGCAGTGGCGATCAGATCTTTGTCGGCTTTACTGGATGCCACGGGTTATAATGGGAATAAGCCGGACGCTATCCGGCTAGGATGAATCCCTTGACTACAAAAGAACTGACCGCACTGGCTGCCGCGAATACGGTCGCCATTGCGGAAAACACTAAGTCGATCGCGCAATTGACGCAGAATTCCCTGATCCTGCATGACAGCATCAAGGCGCTTGAAGCGATCGCGGAAAGCCACAACGAAGATATCGAGACGTTGACGCAAGAGGTCCGCGCGCTCACTCGCGAATGGCAGGCGTACATTAAAACTTTGCCCAAGAATTGATCTTCCGACGTGCGTGTTTCCGCGTATGCGGAAGCGTTCGGGGTCGCGCCCGATACGGGCAGATACGTTAAGGCTGCCCATTTCCACCCTTCATCAACTGGCGCAGCGTGCGCTTCGGCTTGCCCGCGGTGCGCAGCGCGATCGCGACCGCCTGCGGCTGCTTGCGGCCCGATTTGACCAGCTCCGAAATGTTGGCACTGATCGCCTTCTGGCTTTTGCCTGGCTTGAGTGGCATAACTACTTCCGATTGACGAATCCCACGTCCCTGAATCCCTCGCCCTTCAGTCCGCGCGCCTGGCGCTGCACCTCACCGTGGATCCGCCGGACGTCCGCGGCCGCGACCGGGTGGGCCCGGCCCTGTTGCGCCTGCAGGCAGGCGCTCACCGGGGCGTCGATCACGCGCGCGGCGAGCTGGGCGCCATGTTTCTGCGCGATTGTGGCGGCCGCCTTGCGGACGGCCGGATTCGCGCCCGTCGTGTCGAAGATCACGTTCTTGCCGGCGGCCAGTGCGGCATTGATCTCGCGGTAGGCAGAATGCAGGATATCGCCGGGAGACTGCCCGCGAGCGCGTCCGGTGTCGGTGGTTACGATGTGCGCTCCGGTGCTTTGGGCATAGGTGGACTTGCCCGCACCGGGCGCGCCCATCAAAACGGTTAAACGAGGCATTTCAATACTCGTATTCGATGAAATTTTCGATGATTTGCTGGATAATGCCGGCCAGCCGGTTCACTGAATCGGAATCGGCTTCCGGTAGGAAGTAGCGCGCCAACTCCTCGCATTTCGGATCGTAAGAGACCTGCACGCGCCTCACCCCATCCATGAACCGCCGCCCCCGAACCCGCGCCCCAGTTCCTGCTCCGCGGCCGGCGCCTGCGGCGGTACAAACGCCGCGAACGTGAGCGCCAGCGCATCGCCGTAGTCCGGAGACGCGATCCCCCGCTTTACCATGTCCTGCTTGCTCTCGATCACCAACTGCTCGCTCTTGTTCAGGTGATAGCCCGGCCCGGTGAGGTCCGTCTCGAGGATGTTGTCCGCGGGAATCGCGCCCTTGTTCAGCCACTCTTTCATGCGGCTCCACATGTAAGCCCGCATGTTGGCCTGGTGCCGGTCGTGGCTCGGAGCGCCGAAATTGACCTCCATCACGTTTTCGTATCCCATCGCACGCAGCCGCTCGACATATGGCGCCCCGAATGCGGAATCGACGAACAGCATCGCGACCCGGTGGCCGGGCCGTTTGTCGCTCAGGATCTCGGTGAGCTTCGCCAGCATCACGCCGCGATCGCGCGTGTCCTCGCCCGAGATCCGGACGGCCGGAATGGTCCGTGCGTCCAGGCCGCGCCGGAAGGCGATCACGTTCCAGGCTCCGCTGCCGCCGGCGTCCCGCCGGGCGGCGCCGGCGTCTCCCCCATCACTCCGCGCGCCGGCCATACTGAACATCCCGCCGCGGCCGGCGACGTCGAATCCAGCAATCAGAGGATCATCCGGAAAACTCGCAGCCTCGCGTTGCTGCGCCTGCCAGACCCGCTCCTGATCGATGTATTGCAACTCGCCGGCGCGCGGCGCGATCCCGCGGACGCGGACCCGGACAAAATCGGAATCTTCGCCGTAGTCCTGAATCCACTCCTCGAGCAGCGCCTTGTTCGTAAACTTCGCGGTACGGCTGTCAATGATCTTCTGGCGCCACCGGTCCCGCTCGCTCCCGAAGACGATCCGGTGAAACTTGCCGGTGTTGCGGGTGGGGTTGCCCCAGGCAAAGATCATCGGCTCGCCGTCCGTCAGCCCGCCTTCGGCCGCGTTCCAGATCTCGTCTGGGATGGCTGATGCCTCATCGAACAGATACCACGACGTGGACCGCGCGGCGTGCTGGCCGTGGAAGGCCTCGCTATTCTCGCGCCGGCAGGTCTGGGCGGTGACGAACCAGGATTCGGGCGCCGCCTTGGCGACAATCTTTTCCTGGCCCACCACAAACCAGTGGCTCGTGATGCACATGCGCGTCCACTTGAGGATGGCCGGCCACGTCTTGGTGGAGAGCTGGGCGAAAGTGTTGGAAGTGATTGTGCCCTGCGAATTCGGCCGGGTGGACATGATCCAATTCGCCAGCCAGGCGGATGTGGTGGATTTGCCGATGCCATGCCCGCTGCTGATGGCCTGGCGGATCGGCCCCACCGCATTCAGGCCGTCGAAGCCGCGTTTCCGCACCTCTTCGCCGATCTCGCGCAGCAGCTCGGCCTGCCACTGGTCCGGGCCTGCGTAGTCCGCAAGCGGGGTTCGGGGTTCTCCCCACGGGTAGGCGGCCATCACAAAACCGTACGGATCATCTCGGAATTCTGCGATGAACTCGATCAGTTCGGCTTCAGCGCCGGCGGCGGTCATGGCAATTCGAAGTCGTCCAGCCTGGAACACGCAAACTGCGCGTACTCCTCTGCGGTGTCCGCATCCATCTTGAGGTTGATGCTGCTCGGTTGAAACCACGCCTCAGCCTCGTCGCCGTCTTCGTCCAGGCACGGTCCCACCACGATGATAGGGAGCGCGTCCTCAAGCGGCGCGAGTAGTATTTTGAGCTGCCCTACGGTCATGGTTGCGGCTCGCCCGCCCGTCCGCAGTTTCGCTTAAATGTCCAGACATTCGGCGGGTTGTCGTCGCTTTCGGCTTTGTACACGTCTGCCTGCGGGTTGCCGTGGCGCCCGCGGCGCCCGTAATCCTCGCCGTAGCTGATCAGGTTGATACGCATCAACCGCCCGTCTTTACGGCGGTAGACAAACTCTGCATTCGGCGCGGTTGTGAGTTGGCGCACACGCGCGGCATCGGCCATTTCGACTATGCCGTATTGCGTGAATACGGGCACTTTGGGAGTCGCGCAGGATGACACAACTAGAAAGACGGAGGTAAGCGGGCTATTTGTGGCGAACTTTTCGGTTACCCGGCCCGGCGGGTATGTCACTATACTTTGGATTGATCGTATCAGAAACCGAGGCTAGGAGTTCAATTTATGCCGCTCGTGTGTCTGGTGTTTGCGTTTGTCCTGTTCGTTCTGGGTGCCATGTCGCGCTGGTGGTCCGCACCACCGAACCCGTACTATCCGTCGCTCATTTCGGCGGGTCTCGCCTTCTGGGTGCTCGCAAGCCTGGCTCCGATGCTGTTCAAGTAGGAATTGAGGTCTAGGACTCTCATTCCGGGTGCTGGCGCTGATCGTGGCCTGACCTGAGTTACAGTCAAAAAGAAAAGCGGGCGCATGGAACGCGCCCGCTGCAAGGTGCTCTAACGATGTCTAAATCAAAACCAGCATACCGCAGTTCCGCGCCCGCAGTTGTAACACCGGGGCCTGAATATATTTCCAAGCAAATCGCCGCGCAGTGGCTCGGCCTGAGCGTACGCCGCGTGCTCGAACTGTCGAACACGGGCGCCATCCGGCGCCGCCAGGTCACCGATCCCATGACCAAGCGCCGGCAGACCGTGCTCCTCGCCCGCGACGTGCAGCGGGCCGTCGTAGACGGCCAGAAGCGCCTGGTCGCGTTCCGCGGAAGTGCGACGGGAGCGGGCGAAGTGGCCGCACTGCCGCCACTACGCCCGCCCGTCCAGCCCGCAGCGCCGGTTTCGGATCGTCCCTGGCTCACCGTCGACGAGGCGGCGGACTACTCCGGGCTGCCGGCCAGTTTCCTGCTCGGCATGATCGAGGAAAAGCGCCTCGGCGCGCTGGACGTCGGAGTGCGGGCGGGCGGCCGCTACCGGGTCTCGAGGCGCGATATCGATGCGATCAAGGCGCCGGCGGCACGCAAATAAAGGTTTTTCCCTAGGTTCTGGTATGCAAAGACACGGGGAATTGTGACAGTCCCTGTACGAATTTAGATCGCGGTAATAGGCTGGTTGCGTCTAGTGTCTTCCCAGCTGAGCAGAGCTGCCTCGAAAGAGGTGTTCCCGTGAGAAGAGAACTTGGCATGTACTCGTCGGAAAGAAGACGTGATTATGTGCTACCATCTTTTCGCTCGGCTCGCTACCGGGCAACGGCTTCGGAAACCGGGCGTATGTGCCTCCCAAAGGCACACTGCTAGTACGCCCGGTTCTGAGCATCCTCTAGCAGGGATGAATATACTTTCGCAATCTCGACAACCCGGCACCGGTCCCACGATCATCGCGGGATGCTCTCCCCCGATGAAATTCACCTCCTCGAGTCCCTCCTCAAGCGCGCACGCCATGCCGCCGCCGCGCCGAACAACGACGCGATCGCGCCCGGTGACGTCGTCCAGCTCCGTCCCGGTGCTGATCCACACTGGGAAACTTCTCTCCTCCTGGTTTGCCGTGTTCGTCCAGATGGCGCAATCAGCGGCCAGATCCTGCGGCCGCATCGCGGCGGGCATGCTCTGGCGTGGTATACGTACCGCCCGCCGGCAGTCGTCAAAGTCGGGAATGCGCCCTTCCCTGAACCTGCGATGCGCGTCCGCTCATGGAGCTATGACGGGCCGTCCGAGAGTTTACATAATTCTGAGCGAAAACAGGCTGGACGCGAGACGCGTACAGCCGTTAGAAAAGCAGCCAAATAGGCAGGTGGGGGAGTTCACTGGCTATTCGTTATCGGAAGTGGGGGTCCACCCCGATAACGAGTACTATGCCGCGCCTTGTCGATCGCCTTAGATCCAACACCTTCGAACTGTGCTTCTTCTTGGCGGAACGAGCCACAGTGTCGCAGGTGAGAATCTCGAAGCCGCTGAGGTAGGCGACCTACATCCGCTGATTCATTCTGCCTTGTAGTCCTTCCCCAGCGCAACCCCCACACAGAATTTCGGGCGTTCTTTTTCTCACGCCCAGGAGATTGCGTATGCGCAAGGACACCGAAACAGCCACAACGCACCAATTTGGCGGTGAGCGATGACCGCGCCCGTTGCCACGCACCGGGCGAAAGCCACACTTGAGGTGACCGGCGCGGATGGCCAGCCGATTATCATCCCCGAGAAGCAGTGGTATGTCACCCCGAAGGCGCGCCCGCAGCGGATGATGCGCAATTCCCTATCCAGCGAGGCCCGTCAGGTGTATGCCTGCCTGGAACTGGCGACGATGGGCTGGCGGCAGGAACTTGCCGTCAAGATGGACAACGGCAAAACGGTCCCGCTCACCGCGTCCGATCTGATAGACCAGACCGGGTTATCTCCTCAGAACGTGCGGCGTGCCCTGATCGAACTGGAAGAGCAAGGGTTGGGTTGCCGGCGGTCTACGGATGATGGCCCCTTGCGGAAAGGCAGGGTTGAGATATACTCGTTTGCGGTTCCCCGCCCGGCGCAGAAACCGAAATACCAGTCGCGCGCGACTGGTATTTTGGAGCTTGACGACGCCGAACTGAAACCCCTCCAGACCTTCCTAAAGCGTTGGAAAATCACGCCGGATCCTGAAATACCCATCGCGCGCGAGGGGCTAAAATCCCTGTCGGACGATATCGCGCAGTGGGAAAAGACCGGGAATGCCCTCCGCGCGCGGGCCGAAAGCCTCTGCGCGCCGTCGCGCTATAAGGAAGAAAGGAAAGAAAGGAACGGAAAGGAATATCTAGAGTCGCACCCACCGGCGGCGGCCACAACAACAACAGAGAAGTCCGATGAGCCTGCGGCTCCCCTTCCCCCCGCCGAAAACGATGTTGTTGTTGTGAGCACAAAACTCGGAGTCCACCCCTCTGCGGGTAAGGCATTCGTGGCTGCGTGCAGGGCCGCAGCCCCCGTATGCACGG